CAATACCTTCAATATACCAACGTATTTGCTGTCTGCCAAAAGCACCTTGAAGACTTCTATAATAGACGTTATTTACAGGTGATAGTCTTTTCATTTGTTCTTCACCCATAATACGTTCACAACGTTTAATAATATATGGAATATCAAAGAACTCAGAGTTCCAACCACTTAATATATCAGGGTAGTCTTGTTCCAAATAATCTAAAAACTTTGCAAACAGTACCCTTTCGGTTTCACAGTAAATATATTCAACATCGTCCCTACCTTTACCATTATATTCTTTTGTACCCCAAGTATAAAATTTTTTCTCAAGATTATCATAAACAGTAATAACATTAATCGCATGATTAGCATTTTCAATATTTGGAAACCCATCAGGTGAATAAGTCTCAATATCTAACAAAAGCATCTTTACTGGATGTTTAGTAAACTCATCAGTTTCGTTTACTTGCCAAAAATTATCTAATAAAAACTGTTGCTTAATAGGTAAGTTTTCAAAAAGTCTTTTTATGCCATTATTTCGAATAAATTGCCTTCTTTCAGATTCTCTTTTAAAGACCATTTTACGTAAAGGTGTCTTATAAATTGAAGTCGCGTTTGAATGTCTTTTATCCTTCGGTTCAATATAAAGATAAGGATTGTAGCTTTGTAGTACTTGTATTCTGTTACCGTCTTCATCCCAGGTAAACAGTCTCATTTGTTCTAAGTTTGGTTCATAAACTACATTCCTATACATACAGATCTATTATAGAGTAATCTGCGAATGTTTCAACTAAACTTTGTTTTCTTCAAGTGAATTAATGAATTTACGTTGCGGAGAACCGTATTCAAAATTATAAGATTCGAAAAATTTACCAATATTTTCTTCTTTTTCTAAAAATCTTGACTCCGCAAAATTTCTACCACTAACGGATTCTTTTATAAAACGTCTTTCATCTCCTAATACTGCTTTTATTTGATCGATCATTTCATCTCCAGTATTAAACTTAATTGGAGCATTTTCATACGTACAAATGTCTTGACATGCAACTGGTAACCCAAAACAACCCGCTTCCAAATATTTTAAATCGCTTTTTGATTTATTAAAATTATTATCTATTAGCGGAGCTATCATCATATTACCATTTAAAGTATATACCTTTTCAGGGTAGTTAAATAATTCAGCCCAAGGGTGAAATTCTATTTTTCCTTTTTCAACGTAAGGTACTAAATCACGAGGTACAGCACCCATAAACACCCACTGAAAATCATTGATAGTTTTTTTAATTGCATCGTTAACATGATAAAAATCATCTTTACCTTTTACTCTTCTATCTACATCAATATGAGCTCCTGAACCCGACCAAATTATTCTTGGTTTACGTTTATACTTTTCATAATCTCTTTCTATTTTATCTCTATTGTAGTAGTTACCCATCCAAAATTTAGGTACACAATTAGGTATAACTGTAATAGGTACTTTACCACCTAACTTTTCACTAAAATAATCTTTCATGAACTTACATGTAACGGTCATCTCGTCACACAATTCCATTATTCTTTGAATATTTTCTCTAATTGAATCATCAGTAAAAGCAAATTTATATTTGTTATAGTCTGGTATATCTTCTCTAAATGGGATATCATCTATTTCATATATTATCCTAAATTTAAGTTCTCTAGAAATTGCTTTTAAGTGCTGAACAAATTTATAATGATCTTCAGATGCTTGTCTTTGTATTTTTAATGCTTTACAATGCCTGTAATGAGCAGGGTCCATTGTCATACAAGTTGAAGTATGCACCATACACTTACCGCTTGCATTTAAAAGATATTCTGGCCATATTACTCTCCAAAAACCACAACCACCATAATCGGCAACGTAATTCATAAAACGAGGTATATCACCCGCATGAGCTACATCTGGGGTTCTTGGTGGTTCTTTTGGAGCTAACGCAGCAAAATTATTTTGAAAAGGGTTTGCAGCCCCAAAAGGTCTCGGTGCGTTTTGAAATGGTGCTTGAAACATTGTGCTTATTTATTTTAGTCTAAATCTTTATCAATTTCTCTATATTCTACTTTTCGAGTAATACCGTTTGTCTTTTCAAGGTAAATAACTTCACCTGTAGCAGCTTTAACGCTTTCTTTCCTATGACTAATAACATAAACACACTCATTGAATTTTTCTACGCGCTCTCTTAAAATATTTGTTACTAAATCTACCCCTTTTTCATCCAAACTACTATCAAAAAGTTCATCATACATGCTGAAGTTAAATGCAACGTCGCCTTGTAGCCTTCTTATATCCATAAAAGCAAATAAGCAAGCCAAATCAATATTTTTCCGCTCTGCTCCAGAAAAGTTAAAATATGAACAGATTTTATTTTTTTCATTTATTATTTGTTCTTCAAAATATTCATTAAAAATACAAACACAATTACTATCCATTTTTTTAAGATAATAAGCTAATTTTTGATTGAATACTGTTAATATCTTTTTAACAATATAAGATTTTACACCTTCTTCAGACACAACATACTTTACCACGTCAAGCATATTAATCTTTTTCTTTACTCGGTCAAGTTTGCTTTTTATATCCTTTACTTTACCAATGTATTCATCTATAACTTCATCTAAATTAGAATCACCAGATTTTAGTTCCTTAATATCCAGTTTTAATTGTGATTGCCATTCTAAAAGTTGTTTTGCTTTTTGTTTTAGTACTTTTTGGTCTGAAATTTCATTGTTTATTGTTTTAATTTTAGTTCTTATCTTTTGTATACCGGTTGTAAGTTTGGTTTCTAATGCAGTATACTCAGATATATTAGCTTTAAGTTCAGATATCCTAGAGTCATATTTTTTTATACCGTCTTCAATTGCTTTCTTTTCTTTATTAATGTGTTCGGTATCGTGATCTTCTAATTTACGTAGACAAGTAGGACATATCTCTTCATCTGTACCTATTTTTAAAAGAGTACTTTCAAGTTGTGATTGTAACCCACCGATTTTTCCAATTTCGGTTTGTTTTTCAGATTTTTGTACATATAGTTCCTTAATTTTCGATTCTATCTTACTAATTAATTCTTCATTTTGTTTAATTGCATCATCTTCAATGCTTTTTATTTTACTTTTTATATCTAAAAGAGCACGTTTATTGTCTTCCTGTCTATTTTTGTATTTTGTAATTTTTTGATTGCGTTCTTCTAATAGATTGTTTCTTTGAGACTTAAAGTTTTCTAAAGTACTATTGTTTTCATCATAACGTGTAGATTCAATATCAAAATCTTTTTTAGTTTCATTATAATCACTACGAAGATTAGAAATCATGTTACTAAAAATTTCTAAATTAAAAATACCTTCAATAAATTTACGTTTTTCAACCTTTTTCTTACCCATAAAAGGTACAGTATTGTTTACTGTCATAATTACACAATTTTGAAAGACGTCTTCTGAACAGTTAATAAGTTCCTTTATGTAATCATTAGTGTTAATTATAGAATCTCTAGTTATATCTTGCCCATTTTTGTAAATGTAACATTTAGAAGGAGAAATAGTACGGTTAATGGTATAATTATTTGTATCTTGTGGTGTAACGACCTTAAACGATAAAGTTACTGAACAAGTTTCATTAGTTAGGTTATTTTGGATTAGTTCTTTTTTTAATTCTCTTAAAGTGGATCCAAATATAGCAAAATTTATTGAATCAGCTATTGTACTTTTACCTACACCATTGCGTCTATCTTCTTTATCTTTATTTGACCCGGTTATTATATTGAAGCCGCGATTAAATTGAACTTTTACTGGTTCATTACCAACAGAAAGAAAGTTTTGAATAGAGACTTCTTCGAAGAAGATTTGCTTCATTGATCTTTATTATAAAAGATTTACTAAGAAGATCTAGCTTTCTTTTTTAGTTTTTGTACAACGTCTTTTTTGGAATATGTATTGATAAGATCTTGTATCTGGCATTTATATTTCATATGAAACAATTTAAACCCTCTAATAATCCTATCTTCCATATCATCTTTGTATATTTCTTCGTTGTCACTAACATATATTTTAGCATCTACCGCTTCTAAATGAGGAAACCATAAAAAGGGAGTGGAAAGATTTTTTTGTGATATTCTATAACACATATCAGACCATTCAATAGCTCCTTTAAATCTTTCATCAAAGAAACCCACTTTCTTAAAAATATCTTTATGTAGATAAACTAAACTACCTGACGTACCCATGTTTAATGTCATTTTTTTATACCCAGTACCTATATCTACTTTCATTCTTTCATTATTGAATGTACCAGTTGGGTCATCGGCAGCGGTACAATAATAAAAAGATTTTAAATTTGTTTTATTTGCAGCATTAATGTAATCTTCAAATAAAGTATCATCCAAAATTTCAATTGAATCGTTTAAGATAAAAATATGTTCAATTGTATCATCTTTTAGAAGTTCTCTAATACCCATATTATAACAAGCAGAAGGGTATTTTACATATGCTGGTTTAATATATTTTCTAACTTTTGTTTCATCTACGTTTTCTTTTTTACCATCATTAACGATGACCGTTTTATCTAAGTAATCAGTCAACCCTCTAATGGCTCTTTTTAAATTTTTACCACCTAACGTAAATAATACTATACCTATTCCTTGCATGCTTTATATAAATCTATTGTATATTGTATGACGTCTTTTTTATTGTTAATATCTAACATACTAACAAAGTCGGTTATCGCTGTTTCATAATCAACGCCAGAATATTCATATTCTACTTCACCTTCTACTGAAAACTTATTAAAATTAATTTCGTAATCAACATTAATTGAAAAAGGTTTAAGGTTATTCAAACAAACCATTATAATATCCAAGTCATCGGCTTGTATATTCTTATCAATAACCAACTTAATTATATTTCCTTTAAGTATCGCTTTTAGTTCATTAGTTATACCGTCATATTTTATAAGCTCACTTAAAGGTATTTTTATATGTTTGGGAGATATATCATTTAAATGGAATTTCGTTTCAAGAGTATTGAAATCTAACTCATACCAACCTTTAGTACTACCAGCATCCCCAAAATCCATTTCAAACGGGTTACCAAGATATAAAATTTCCCCGTTTTTATACTTTCTTTTATCTCTTAGATGAAAATGACCTGTAATAACTTTGCTACCTCTTTCTAATATTTTTTCTGGAGAGTCACCATGATCACAAACCTTAAAATTATTCATTTTAAAATCAAGAAGTTCAAAATGACCAAAAATAATATCGCTATTTGCTTTAATATCACTTATCTTTGTACCCCAAGGACAAAAAGTAATGTCTCTATCAAAAATTGTCTGTGTATGGTATTGATCAATTATCTTTAAGTTAGGTCTACCCTTTAAGATAGATAAAGAGTTAACCAAACTGTTGTCTTTATAATAACAATCATGGTTACCGGTTATAAGAACGATATTATAAGATTGAAGAATATCAAAAAATTCATTTGCAACATGAAGACTGTTTACTGCAATTTCATCTCTGTAGTGAAACAAGTCACCACATATCATTATATCTTTTATTTTTCTTTTTTCTAATTCTTTATTAAGCCAGTTAGCCCAATCCAAAAGTATTTTATGCCAACTGCTGTTATTTTGATGAACACCTAAATGGATATCTGATATACAACAAATTTTAGGTTGTTTGAAATTTACAGAACTCACTGTAAATATGATATAATAATTACAAATGAGTACAACCCTGGTAACAGCAATATATTACGGTGATAGGGAAGGAGAATTCGGTGGTAGGTGTTGGCAAGAGCAATACTATTTTTCTTCTTTTCAAAATATATATAATTTCGGTTTACCTGCCGTGGTATTTTGTGACAAAAGAGGTTACCCTAAATTAAAAAAATATTTTGACTATCTCGATTTCATTGACCATCCAAACAAACACAAATTAGTGTTAAGTGAGATGGGTGATTTTAAATTTAAAAAACAAATAGGTACTCATAGAAAAAGAACTATTAAGTGGCAAGAAAAAGTTTCAGAAGAACGTAAAAAAGATAATCCTGATGAACCTGGATTTTTCCACGCACGATGTGAAATTTTATGTCATAGAAAAATGTATTGGGTTAAAGAAGTTGCTGAAACTAACCCTTACGAAACCGATAATTTTGTATGGGTTGATTCAGGTATTACTCATTGGGGTTTAAATCCAAGAAGTATGGGTGGTGTTGAAATTAATAACTACTTTAATAAAAAAGTTTATTATCCATATAATAAAAATAATATGTATACCCCCGAAATTGGTAAAGGTATAGATAATTTAATTACAGAACACAAATTAATTGGGATAAAGCACGGTAATTTATGGTACAATGCTCACCACGTATCATTACTACAAAAATTCTTACAAGATGAATATGGCTTATCAGAAGAAGAAAGTTGTATTAACGAACAAGTTATAGGAGGGGTAGTTGGTATACACCCTTCTGAGTTTGAAAAGTTTTTTGAATTTTACGAAAAGGCATTATTGTTGTTATGTAAAACCAAACCACCGAAAACAGACTTTTTTACTGAAGAAATTATTCTTTCAGCATATCACGTTTTAAGAAAACAATTTTGTTTAGAATTTATGGAATGGAACCATGACGTAAAAACAGATCCTAGTTGGGTAGATTTTGGTGAAGAAGATAGATCACATATTAAGTGTTTCTATAAAGTGTGGGATGAGTTTAAAAACTACGTGTAACTAATTAATCGAAGATATCATCTTCACTAACAGGCTTAACATATACTTTTTGTTCAGCTTCGTCGCTTGAATTTAAAGCTTCTTCGTAAACCCTCTCTTTATATTCATTAAGAGCTTCATGGTGACGTTTTTCTTTCTTAATCCTGTTAATGAATGCATGAAAGGCAATAGTTGTAAAGTACGAAAAAGGATTATATTTTTTACCATTAGAGTCTGTAGCTTCTAAATTAAACTTTTTATTGAATAAAGCTGTAAACATTTTTACTACAGCATCACCAATCATTTCATCTTTATAAGAGTAATTGATAAAGTTTGGTGCATAACTCAAGCCATGAGCAATCTTAGTAATCATTTCACCTAACTCTTCACTACACACGTCTGTATCGTAGTATTTTGCTATTGCTTCTTTAAATTCCTTTGAGTTAACATAATGTTCTTTACTCTTAGGTTTTATCTTAACACCATTTTTTGGTTTCTTTGCTTGCATGGCTAATATTAATTATAGTATAGTATTGTATAAGTTCAACTAGTTTATTTTTCATGAAAGTTACTAATTTTAACGTTAATATTTTCTTCTTGATAAAGATCAATTCTTTTATCTGAATGCGATTGACCATACCTTAACTGGTCAGCAATATCAACTATAACTAATTTGTTTTTACTTTCATGCAATCGTAATCCTCGTCCGATCGACTGAAGGATTTTAATTTTTGCTTTACCGCCAGAAGCGAAAATAATATAATGTAAATTATTGATACTAATGCCAGTAGAAAAAATCCTGCTAATTGCAATACAAATAATATTATTATCCCGCTCAATAAGTCTTTTAACTTTATCACGCTCTTCAACATCTACTTCACCTCTTATAAAATATACTTTCTTATCTTGATCGTTGTTATTTAATTCTTCAAATAAAGCTTCTCCATGTTTAATATAATCTACTAATATAAGAGAATTATTCTTAACACCGGTAGATAACTTTTTTATTATACCGTTTCTAAATTTATTTTCAAATAAAAACTCAAATTCTTGTCTATATCTTTCTCCTGGATCTGAAATATCAATTGCATAATTAGGTTGAGTTTTATAATGAAGCTTCACTACTTGAGCTACTGCATTTGTTACATAATGCTCTACTCTTAATTCATAACTCTTCTTTTGATATATCACGGGGCCTATTTTACCAATAATATTCCACTGATCAGCGTTGTTATCAGGAAGAGTACCCGTAAACCCAAATTTATTTTCAGTTTGAATGCTTTTTATTATCTTGTTTACTTTGTTTGAACGTCTTACTTTATGACATTCATCTATTACCAAAATATCTATATATTGTATCCATTCTAAATCAGTTTTATCGCTTTGTAAAATACCTAAATTAGCAACAATTACATTCTTAGTCATATCTACCGGTATATTTCCAGTCCATTTACCAAATGAAAAGGTACATTCATACTTGGTAAAATCTTCATATGTTTGATTTACAAGACCTAAGTCGGGTACTATAATAAGAACTTTCCAAGTATCTTGATTTACTTTCTGATAAATTTGTTCTAACATACTTGCCATGGTAAGAGTTTTACCACCGGCAGTAGCTAACATGACAACCCCTCTCCCCTTATCAAGACACTCACCCACAATTTCAGTTTGATAGTCTCTTAACTCTAAACTAAGTTTTGCTTCTTCATGATTAAGATTAGGCTTTATAGCTTCAAGTAAAGTTTTTTCTAACTGTATTTTTTCATTAGGAAACTCTTTTTTGATAAACTTTATTATATTAGCAGTTAGACCAACTTCATATTTACCTGCGGGTGTAATAACATACGTTCTAGCAGGCATATATCTTCCATACCTTCTTGCAAATCGAGCTCCTTCGTTTTCAAAAGAAAAATGTTCTCTTATGAAGTTTAAATTATCTGATTTTATTACTGCTTGGCGTTTACGTTTATCGTAATCAAAAATTGCCATCGTTACTATTATAAAAGAAAACTATGTTTTTTCAAGATAAATATTTAAATGGCACCCTTTATATTTTACGAAGGGATAGTTGAACCACCTTCTGAAAGCGGTGCGTTAAGAGCTTTACTACTGGTTTCGCAGAAAGAATTTTTATTAGAAGCTAAAAAAGAAAACAAAGATATGTATTATCACTGGCTCAAAAAAACGCATTTATGGGATTTTGTTAATGAAATAATTTGCCCTGATGAAAACGTTTATGGTTATAGAATTTCAGTTACAGAGAAAAAACGACCCTGCCTAATAATAGACAGGGTGTCTTGGGATAACGTTCACCAAATAATAAGCAAGGTTACTTAACTTCTATATCCAATCCTTTACGCCAACCCAATACTATGTTTATGAGATATCCATAAACTGCTCCACCGAGCCACCCTATAACAGCAAAAGATACTACATCTTTAATATTTGCAGTTACGGATTCCCCGATTGTGTTAATAGCAGCATCTAAGTCACCTAAACCACCACCAGCAATTAAAGCTAGTACTGGAAAAACAGCTACTTTGATCGCTCCTGTTAATGCCCCTAATAATGCAAGCACATTAGCTAAGGACAGTACCCCGATTTTGTGTAGTTTTTTCATGTACTATATATTTATGGATACTCCCTGTATTTTATTATGGAGCATCAATTTTTACTTCTAGACCTCCGCATAATTTTAGTGCTAGATTACCAAATAGTGCAGTAAATACACCAGCTACTAAACCACCTATACCATATGCAACAATCATAAAACCGGTAGCTAATAAAGCACCAGCAATACCTGCTCCTGCATCCATTCCAGTTAAGCCATTAGCCATTCCAGCAGCTCCCCCGAATAAAGTAGCAAGGATAATTAAACCCCCTAAGAGGCCTCCTGTTAATAACCCTACCACTGCGTATACTTTTGCACAGGACCATACGCCAATCCTTCTTATAGTGTTCATGTTGATATTTAGGCTATTGTGGAAGTTGTTCTTTGGTAAGATTACCACCAAAGCGTTCATACTCTTCAGTGTTTATGTTAATTTTATCTTTTTTAAACATATCCATAAAGAAATCATAGTAAATTGCATCTAACTTACCCCACCTTATTAGTTCTACATATTGAACCAAAGGAGAATCGGTTTGTCCTTCGTTTCTTGTTATTAAAGTACCGCCTTTTCCTTGACGACATGCAACATAATTCCACTTTTTAGAATATTCTCTAAACTCTTCATCTGTTTCTAGTATCCAACCTGAAAAATCTTCGTCTTTACTTTTTAAAAGTTCTGTTAATCTGTCTTTATTCCAGATAGCAGCTTGCAATGAATTTCTATATTCATTATTTTTTGATATCATGCCAAAATTATCATTGTTTATTGGCCCTTCTGGGTTACCTATTAAAGGTTCATCTGGTTCAGGCATAGATAAACAACGAAGTTTGGTTATATCGTTTCTTTCCATGAAATTAAGAGCATGGTAAAAGTTATTATTTTCTACTGGGTTTACTATAATTTGATCTTCAACCATGAATAATACATATTTTGTTGTTATTCTACTAAGACCATGTAACACCATTGGTTTAAAATGACTTGCATTTTCATCCCAGGGAATTTCAGTATTTAGACATTCTATTTCCCTGTTACCGTAATCTAAAAATTGATTATTTTTACTATCATAGGGTGAGTTATTACAAACTGTAATAACATTGTATGGGCATTTCCAGTTCTTTTGGTGATAATAATCCCAAATTTTAAGTATAGGCTGATAAAAATCAGAACTTAAAACAAATATTGTACAATCAAAGTTTCCTCTCATATATCGATAATTCATCTGGACTCCCTATTACATGCTGAATTTCATGTTGTTTAAGACAATAATTTTTTACATTATATCCCCTATCAATCAAATCGTTAAAAGTTAATGACACATAAATTTCGTCATTATGCTTATAACCTTTCTTTTTTGCTCCAAGGAATGAACTAAAAAATAAATCTGCTTTTTTCCAATAATGTGTACCAATTAAACCATGACACGAATGGACTTCTTTTTCTTTTAACAACTTACCGTTATTATTTTGGTCCGGTACTATAAAACTATAATGAGGATCAACAGTATAAACGGTTACCACTGCACTGTCAGGGTCTTCCTGTTTTAAAAATTTTGTAAAACGTTTTGGTTCCCAATTCAACACCTGATCTACATTAGTTTGTATTAGGGGTTCATTTTTAGGGATATGTTTTTTCGAAACATATAAAGTCTCAGCTGGTCCGCTTGTTACTGTCTGTATAATTATAACGTTTGCATCTTTACAAAACTTTTTTATATGTTCTGTTGCGTTATATTTTTCTTCGTGTTCTTTTAATACAATAAAGTGATATTTTGCTTTTATGCCAATGCTTTCATAAGCACGTTGTACCATGGATTTACCTTTTATATCAATGAAAGGTTTGGGTATATCTATTCCTGCTTCTTTAAAAGCAGATGATTTACCAGCCATAGGAATAACTACATTCATTATTATAATTTACTAGTGTTACTGATATATTCAAATAAGTGAGCACTAACGCCTTCACCACCTTTAACAGGTAAAACACAAGATATTTTTTTTATTTCTGGAATAGCGTCTTCAGGACAAAAAGCATAACCAACTCTTTTCATTATTTCTAAATCTTGAATATCATCCCCCACAAAACCGACTTCTGATGCTGGTGTATTAAAATCAAAACAAATATCATTTAATTTTTGACTCTTATTTTCGCCTTTACTATGGTTTACATGTAAAAAAGGAAATTTTCTTCTTTTAGCAAAAGCAGGGTTTATGTCTAAACTTCCAGAAAATAAAGCTACATTAATACCAAGCTCATTTTTTATTCTTCTTAAGCCGGTGATATCTTTTTGATTATAAGTTTTGGATATTACATCACCGTTTTCGTTGTATGCTGCTTTTCCATCAGTTAAAACCCCGTCTATATCAAATAGTAATAGTTTTATATCCATTATTGTGTTTCTAATTTTTGTATTTCTATGATATTTCGAATATCAAACCCAATAGATCCCATAATTTTTTCTACTTTTTCAAGATATTCAATAACCAAGTATTGCTCTACAATGTCACTATTTATTTGTTTAATTAGTTCCGTATTTTCAGCTACTTTTTCAGCTGCTGGTGTAGATAAACGTACGTTGCTTTGTTCTTGTATCTTTTTTGTTAAATCGGCAAGCTTTTCAGTTTTACTCTTTTTTAACTGGTTAACTTCATGCTTATGTCTCATTAATCTACCAACCCAAATGTGTCTCCTACCTGGAAGTTGTAATTGTACATCTTTTAAAGTGAATTCGTCTATAACTAAATGGTCATTAAGCTCTTTCTGATAGTTTTGTATAATTTCAGACATCTATTAAATATTATTATACTAATCCGGTAATGTCAATTTATAAAAACGCATTTTTAAGGGCTATTTTGAGTGAAGAAGACGGTAATGTTGCTGGAGCTGGTGGTGCGTTAGGTACTTGGGACCAATCTCAATTTTCTGGACCAGGTTTATATGCTCCTGGTGATATGAGACGACCTTTTGCATTAGGTGCCATGCAAAGACGTGCTGGAACATCAAAGAAAAAGAAGAAGAAAAAGAAAAAGAGTAGAACAAAATCCAAAAAGAAATAAATTATTGGGTGGATAACTACGGTCACTGGACTTATAATCTCGAAGAGAAAGAGATACCTAAGAGCTTTTACGGTTTCATTTATCTAATTACAAATACAACTAACAACAGAAAATATATCGGTAAGAAACAAGCTACTACAATTCTAAAACGTCCTCCTCTTAAGGGTAGAAAAAATAAAAGACACGTAGTTAAAGAAACAGATTGGAAAACATATACAGGTTCTTCAGATAAGTTAAACAACGATATAGAAGAGTTAGGAAAAGATAAATTTACATTTGAGATCTTAAGATTTTGTAATAGTAAAAGCGAACTAGCATATTATGAAGCAAAAATGCAATTTGAACACGATGTTTTGTTAAATGAAGAGTATTATAATGGTATTATAAACTTAAGACTAGGTAAAATAAAAAAGAGTTGAATATTGATAGTAACAATATTATAATTCTCTAGTGAGGTTTGCACTTCCACAATACAATCTTTTATTAATCGATTTTCAAGATATACATAAATCCTTTGACAAAGAACTATTAGATGATATTCATGAAAATATGTTAATGGATACATTTAAAGAAAAAGGGTTTCAAAATAAAGATATAAAAAAGCTATTTTTCCACCATTCAATAAAATCTACAGTAGACTACATTAATAAAATAAATTCTAACAATAAAGTTATTCTTTATTTCAACAACACACAGTTTTATGAAAGCGAAATATTGAATTATATACAGGAAAAACAATATTTGGATATTTTAACAAAATTATTATTGAAGTTACGAAGTGTTTTACCTATAAAGGTTGTCATATCAATGAGAAGTTTACCTTATTTTAAAGAGCTTGTTAAATCTAATGACGGTAGAGCTAGAGGCACGGTGTTGAAAATTAATTCTACCTTATCTAAATTTAAAATTGAGAACTTTACTTTCGAAAAAGTAAAAAAGTTTGCTACTAAATATGAATTAAATTTTTTGTCTAACGAATATTTTAATAATATCAGGACAAAACAATTGATTTTCAAATAAATATATAAAATGAAGTTCGATCAAGCAATACAAGAAGGTTATAATAGGTATCTTGTATCTGAAGAATCAAAAACTGTAAACGTTCCAGCTGATTTACTTAAAAGAGCTGTAAAGGTAGCATATAATGCTTTAGGTTCTACATCTTTCAGTGAAAATGAACAGTTAATGAAACTTTACCACGATACCTATTTAGAATTAGCTCACATAGCTAGGCAAGCAGGTATTCAGTCACTTGAAATAAGTGGTACCGATGAAGACTATGAAAGTATGGAAGGTACTACAGACGAAACACAAGCTGAGAATCAAGATTTTGATAGTGTAAACCCTGACGAACTTCAAAAAGCTTTACAGTTGGGTAAACAATTAAAATCTCCTGAAGTAGCTCAAGCTACTCAAGATTTACACGGTAAGGTGGTTAATAAAATAAAAGATGTAACTAGCAAATTATCATGATTAAAGTACATAGCAAATTTTTTAAATTAATAAAAGACAAACACGGTGTATTAAATGAACAGGTACCGCCAATGCCAGCACCAGAAGCTATTCCGGGTGAAGAAGTTGTTGATGTACAACAGACAGAAACAATTACCGAACCAGAACCTGAATTTAAAGAACTAACACCAGAAGGTGAAGTAGAACTTATAAGACTTATTCTTAAAGCTCTAACTATTAACCCAACAGAAGGTACTATACCACCAGAACTATTAGATACCGAAATTAATGAAAATAATGGTCGTGATATGTTAGCTAAAATTCGTAATTATATGAATACATATACCGATGATCCAGCTATTAATTACTAATGAAAAAATACAAACCGTTAACTGAAGTTTATGGTGAAGTGGCTTATCAAAAGGTACCACAAATACCGAGACAGACTATTAATGAATGGACAATATTAGCTACCGATGAAGGAGCATCTCCTGTTAAGTTGGGAGACGTTGATGAAAAATTTTTAAAACGGTTAAGAAAAGATATAGTTAACCATCAAGGTGGTGTAAAAGAACTTTTAGAAAAACTTGTTGCTGGTGGTGATTGGAGTGCAGGTATGAAAGATGCTGAATATAAAGATAAAATTTTATTACCAGCTTTAGAAGCTTTTATAAACATTCCTGAAGATATCGACGTTAATGGATTAAAAGAACTAATTAAAGGTAAAAAATCTTTAACTGGTTTCTCTGATGCGTTACAACAAGCGGTCGAATCAAATGACTCTTTTAACTACAACGCTGCTTTACAAGGAGCTGCAGACATTGCATTTAAAGGAAACGTTCCTGAATTGTTAAGCAAATTATTTGCATTAGATTACCAACAATCAGGTGTATCGGTAGGAAAAGGTGAGCTAGTAGCAACGTTATTTTCAAATGCTGTAAAAGGTAAAAAGGGTGATTTATTCATAGATGGTATAGGTGAAGTAGAAGTAAAAGGTACAAAAGGAAGACCAGGTAAAACAGGAGGTACCGCATACAGTGCTATGAAACTTTTACCTCAGATGTTAAAAGAAAAAGGTCAAAACATTTTTACTGGTAAAGAGATACAAAAATATCTTGCTAACTTAACGGTGAGTATAAACGATTTAAAAACATACGTAAATAATCAAATAGAAAAGAACGAACCTGAAGTAGCTAACAATTTATCTGAAATATCTGATTATATAGAAACGTTTACTGAGCCAGGAAATCAAAAAAATATTTCATATCAAGATTTGTATGAATTTAAATTTAATTTAGAAAAAGCTATTAACGGTTCTGGTCTAAGAAACCAACAGTTAAATGCTGCAAAGAAAAGACTCGAAAAATTAACTAATGCATTTCAAGACTTCATAAAATCAAAAGACAGAAAAACTCTTACCCCCGATGAAGAATCTTATTCTTGGGGTGATATTGTAAAACAGTATTTTACAGGTGATTGGGGATTAACTAAAGATGATCTTATAGATGGGTTTGTTGTTTTAGCAAACGAAAATTTAAATTCTCAGTCTGAAGCAGAACTTAAAGAAGCTCTTAATATTATTCTTGACGATAATACTATTAATAGTTTACAAGGTCCAAATGGTAAGCGTGTTTTATCAGCAATAGTTGGAACTATTCATTCTGTATTATATCATTTACATGAAGGGTTTCCTATAATGTTGTTGGTTAATTCATCAACTCACGAAGCGTTACCTCTAACATACGAAGGTGATAACTTATTCGAAAAAGTAATTAACCATTATGATAGAATTAATAATTTGATAGGGCTTGGAGCTTTAAGAGTTACATTATCATTAGACCCAAGAAATAAAGGCGTAAGCTTTGAATTTACACAATAATGAAATTTGAACATGAATTAATATTTGAAAGTTATACTAAAGGAGTTTTGGTTAACGAGGGGGGTGCTGCAGGTCATATGGCTCACCCATTTGATTTACCAGATGTTAGATCAGGGAATGATTTAATACGTAAATTTGATGAAACGGTTGATATATTAGATGATGAGGGTGGGTCT